CCAGCGCATTGCGGTTAACTGTCGGTCGACCCTTGAAGGTGATGACAGGAATCTGCAATTTCTCATAAAACAAGACTTGAAGATCGTTGTTGCTGCGCCAGTTGAACCCCGGCATGCCGACCCCTTCGAGGACGATGCGTTCGAGGTGGCGTTCGAGCATATCGATCTTGTCATAGAGTTCATCGATCACCTGCGACTTTCGTTCTTGGTCCACAAGGACCCCACGGAGGTTCATCTCGAGGACTGGGCCTTGGAGGGCTCGGGAGAAGTCGTAGGTTCGCTGAGTGACTTCGTCGAGTTGCGGCTCGATGACCCCAAGGACTTCGTGGGTCACGCAGCAATCGAGACCGTTGTAAATCCAGTCGCGCTCAGTCTGATTGGAGATTTCGTCTGGGCCGACGTTATCGGTGTGAATGATTCGGGCCATTAGAAACAATCACAGAACGGATTTGAGCACCCACCGGGAATTCCACAATCGTATGGTTTATTTGTCTCGACCGATTGTTTCGACTGCGGTTCGTTCGACTTTCCAGGGTCCGTGGTCGGTGTAGATGCTCCCGAGGTATCCCAGGCCTTTGAGAGCCTCGGGCTGGAGTGCATGATGGAGGAGCATTGTGTCATGAGCACATCCAAAGACTGGGATTCCGTATTGCTTCCACAGGAAGGCGATGTCGTAGAGGCCATTTTGGAAGAGCTTTGGTATGCCTGCATCTGCAAGAACTCCCCGTATAAGAGCCCAAGCAGCGGCCTCGTCCGACTTAGTCGGCCAATAGCTTCCTCCCTTTGCTCGGTCGTCATCGAAAGGAATAACGATTGCACGGTCTGGGGTTGGCGCAAATCCAATGCAAGTGATACGTGTTCCAGCCGTTTCAATGTCGACAGAAAGAAGACTAGATCCGCGGATGAAGTCATCGATGAAGGTCCTTATGTCGGCGATGGTGGGTTCGATCCAGATCTCGCAGTGGGGCCTGCGGACCTCGGGAAAGGTGGCTTCGCGCCGGGCCTTCCCGAGGTCGATGATTACTGTCGGTCGGAGTTCGTACTGGCGGAAGATCGCAGCAGGGTGGTAAGTTGGAAGGAGCTTATAGCCACTGACACAGTGAGTAGTAAGTTGAGTAGTACCGCGTAGCTTTCCAATGCCAGTCCGCCCGCATAGAGCCCAAAGGGCAGTATTGCCCAGACCAATAATAAGATTAGGGTCCACACTAAGGACCTCGTCAGCCAGACGGTCAAGTTCGGGTTCGAACTCGCGTCGGACGTACTTGCCTGGGACGAGGGCGGAATAGCTGGGGATGCCGTCGGCTTTGGGTCCACAGAACCACTCAAGCTTATTACCTGGGGGATGGATTTGGAATACATTAGATCGCCAGAGTTCAGGATGTAGTTTCCATATGGAGTCAATAGATCGTGGGTCTCCTCTGCGATAATAGTCAGAGATAAACCCCTTGTCGGTTCTAGATAGTGTAATGATCTTTGCGACATCGAGGAGCCTCAAGAGTTCGACGCCCGAGGCGCCGACGAAACTGCTGTTAATGCGGTGTTCTTCGGCGCCCTTGGCTTCACCGAGGATGAAGATGGGCTTCATGTAACGAGACCTTTAAGGCGCTTGATCTCGTCATCCAAGTACCATCGGGCCTTCTCGAGGTCCTCAATGGTGGCGCCCTTCTCAGCGCTGCGCCATACGTACTTCACCACGTTGCCGAGGTTGAAGTTCATCCATCGAGTGACTTCGATGCACTCGATGCCGGAGGGATGGGAGGTGTAGTGCTTGGGGTGATTGACGCGATCTTCTTCCGCATCACTGGCCCCGGCTGATTGAGCCACTTCTGCACTGTCCTCAATTCGCGGTTCAGGCAAACGGCGATCGATTCTCGGGATCGACCTTCGGATTGAAGGCGCAGCATTAGAGCGATCTCCTCCCTTGAGAAGTGCCGATACTTCGCCCTCAATGTCGAGCGATGAAACGTCAAGCGGTTTTGATTGGTCAAGCATGTGGTTCCTTTCAAAGGGCTGGGGGAGGCATTTGCGCCCTCCCCCAGAGTTACCACGGCCGGTCACTGAAAGCCGGTCACCGTGGGGGAGGGAGGTTTAGTAACCGCGAGCAGGATTATCGCAGTAACCGTCACGATCGTAGTGGTCGTGGTATCGCCACCAGCCACTACGATCACCGTTGATTACTTTGGTCCATTTGCCATCATAGAGTTCGTAGCCTTCGCGGCCTTCGTTTGGGTCTTTCTTTTCTTCAGTCATGGCTCACTCTGCTGGGAGGATTTTCTTCAAGGCGGCGAACATTTGCTCGCCGTCCTGAGAAGCTTCGTGGATGATGACGAGCTTCACTTCGCAGTTGGGGGTCTCAGCAAGGCCCTGTCGAACGGTCTTGCCTTCGAGATCGACCCCCATGGCCTCCATGGCCTCAGTGAGGCGCCAGAGAGCGTCGGGAGTGGTGTAGAACTTGGTCGAGTTGTTCTTCAGGACCTTGTCCGCGATGCCACCAACGGCTTCGAGTTCCTCTTCATCGACATCGTCGAAGGCACCAGTGAGGGCGAAGGCAAACTGGACGAAGGGAGTTCTCTTCTGGGTGGAGATTCCTTCTTCGTACAGACCCTTCACGATCGCCGAATAAGTGCCGACCGGGATCGGCTTCGGACGTTCGACCGTGTCGGCCGGGGTGTCGAGGATGGATTCGAAGTTCGCGGGAGCTTGGGCTTGCTTAGCCATAGGGTTTGGTCTTTCTGGGTTGTGGCCCTTGTCGAGCCGGGGAAGGTGCTACGGAAAGGAAGTCAGAAGGGAATGTTGTCGTCAGGATTGGACTTACCCCAAAGTGCTGGCGGTGGGGGTGGAGGTGGTGTGTTCAGTGCTGGGTCAGCTTCCTTCTTTGCTTGTTGAATGAGTTTCCCCATAAGGCTCTCGACCTCCTCGAACCAATCACTAGAGGTGAAGTTCTGATTGATTCGGCTGAGGGCCTCAAGGGCGATGGCGAGTTCCTTGATGCGGCGCTCGATCATTGTGCGGCCAGCTTCTCTTTCAGTGCGTAGCCCATCAGTGGCCAGAGTTGACGGACTGCGTCTTCGTAGGCGAAGGTGCGACCCTTTTCGGCGTCGAAGTTCTCCGGAGAGGCCGGAGCCGATTTGCCGATGATAGTGAAGCCGTTCTTGGCGACAAGAAGGCAGATGGTGAGGAGTTTGAGAGCATCAACGGCAATAGTCGGAGGCGGTTCGCCGTTGTTCCAATCGATGCTGGAATGACCCATACAGGTGAAGAGAGCATTCTCCTGAATGAAGGTCTTCCAGATGATGTTAGCTTCAATGTCAGCGAGGGACACCCGGGGATGGGTGCTTCGTGCAGCGGAGTATTCTTCGGTTGCTTTGAGACTGTCCATCACTTGGTCTCCTCTTCATGCTTCTTGGCTTGGCCAATCTGATAGGGCATCCATTCGACGTAGGGCGAATCTCCAACGGTGTATGGAGAGCCGTCTTGCACAATTGGTACTGAGGTCATGGTCATGTTATGTCCGTCCGCATTGTAGATGGACAGATTGACCATGTTGTCGCCATGGACATAGACGACGATAGCTGCCCAAGGCTGGTCTCCACGATATTCTTTCTGGGGCCAGTACCACATAATGCGGCCTACGGTTGGCTTGATCATTCTTATCTCCTTTGCAGAGTGAGAGCCTTAGGCTTGGGCGTGGCGATCGGCATTGGGGCTGGGATCGCTTTGGCCTTCCCCACTGGCGGCTCTCGGAGCACAGCGAAGAAATCGGCGAGACCACTGGCGATTGGATAGGTCGCCAGCATCTCGAAGGGCTTGGAGTTCTTCAGGTCGAACATGGCAGTGGCGGCGGTCTGAATGAGGCGCTTCCCGGACTTGTTCTCACATTGGGCCCAGTGGTTGAAGTAGCGGGGGATGGTTGGGCCAAGAGCAGAGCCGACCGCAGTGGGGTAGCCTTTGGTGCGTTGGTCATCGCCAGTGGAGTAGCGGATGTGGCTGGGGACGATGACGTTGGTGCGGAAGGAGCCACTGGTGAGCAGAGCAAGGGCCGACTCCACAGCTTGCTGTGCCGCGAAGTACCACTGCCGAGGGTCCTTCGCAGTGGGATTGAAAAACTGTGCCCAGTCGAAGGCCGCGTCGCCGAGGAAGGTCATGGAGTCGAGAACGACGATGCAGTCGGGACCGAAATCGGAAGGCTTGCCGAGGTCAACGTCGTCGTACTTCCAATTGTCGAGCATCTTCATGGCATTGACAAAGGCCTTGGGCTTGTCAACCTGGGGGCCCGAGGCTGTGGTCTTGTAATCGTCGCGAAGGGTGCGGTATTCGACGTTGTCGACGAACTGGGGGCAATCTCGGAGGACGAAGGTCTTGAGTGGGTCAAGGCCGTTATCCATGTCGAGAATGCGGAGCTTGTAGCCAGCGGCCACAAGGGAGGCAAGAGCGCCGGACTTGCCAGAGCCACTGTCGCCGGTGAAGAGGAGTTTGACGAATTCGTTGGATTGGTGGGAGGAGAGTGAGGGCATTAGTCGGGCTCCTTGCGCCGGAATTCGATTTCATTTTCTGTTATCATAAATCGGTACCTCAATGTAGATGTTGATCGGACTGTGATCGATCTGAAGTTCAGGGTCGATCTGAACTGCCAATTCGCCGCCGGCAAGGCTGATAACTAGCTTGCCTGAGAGCATCTCATATCGCCAAGTGACATCACTGAGACGATACTTCATCGTGCGCGCAGCGGATTCCATCGCTCGTTCTCCGGGAGTTGATCGAAGCTGGCCTTCAGGTACGTCTGGCGAACGGCAGGACTTTTGGAGCAGACCTCCCGGAATTTGCATCCGCCGAACTTGTCGCAGGAGGTGTCGTTCTGGGGCCAGTAGCCATTGACAGCATATGTCTCAGCACTATGAAGCCAATAGCGCAGGTCAACAAGCCA